CGAAAACATGAGAACCGAAATTCTCACATCGACGTCGCTGACCGCGGCACACAAAGAGCAGTGTGCCGTGACTGCAGGGGATTCATCCCTTGTAGACCTACCCCTTGCCCCGAAAGACAAGTCGGATCTTGCAGTTATGACTGTTCTTTTTGACATGGGTACTGACACAGACTTACCGAGACCATCGTCTCGATGCGTGTCCGTATGTACTACCATGCCACGTACTTCGGTATACGTGGATTCCGCAACTCAGACTGATAGCGCTCCATCGCAGTTCGACATGAACATACGAACGTGGAGACGTCAGGCTCGTGAGAGCGGTCTTTCAGGAGGGATAACCGTGAAGTCGGTACTGGAGAAGGCTATGGCCCCCTTTTCCCGGTCTCCCGGCGCGTTGAACCGTGAAGTTCACGCTCGCGTCGAGACGATTATCGAATCTTTGATATGGCCCTTCGTCGTTAGGAGGGGCGCCCGCAAGGCGCTTCTCGCTCCGGCGGAGTTTTCCGCGATGGTCCAGTCGTTTGCCCGCGCGGCGAGCGTACTAGTGGACAAGTGCGACGAGGATAATAGCGAGATGGCCTTTACCAAATATTGGCTAGACTCCTGGATGTGCAGGTGTGTGGGACATGAGGGTCCGAAACCCCCCCGCCCTGCCTGTGTCGATAAAAAGTTGTTTAAAGGGTACTGTGCCCGCGAGCTCGTTCGCGCTACCGCAGGGGAACACTCCTCTGTGAGAGACGCCAGTTTTGTCTACTCCCTCCAAAAGGGGGCGAAACAGTTCTGGCCGCCGATCACGGATAAAATGATCCTGCAGGCGCTTTCAAAGCATCGCATGCGGCTATGTACTCCTCACGGAGACTTACCGGTGGACCTTGCGGACGAGATTCGTGATCTGTCCCATGAAGTGTTCACCGATTGCAAGCCTTTCGCTATGAGGAGCTTCAACCCTACCACTCGGTCTTGCGCCCAAGCCTCCCTCGCAGAAGGAGGAGCACTGGCGCTGACTGCTGATGTGTACGACTTACCGACCGTTGGTCTACCGGAGACCAGCCCGGGCAGAGAACAGAATGTGCCGATGTCGGCTCTGGACTCTGCGCTTGGGCCCGCAGAACTGCAGGCCCCCTCGGGGAGGGACTTTCCCTCCCCTCTCGTTGCAGGAATGCTTGGATTGCGTGCATTGCGTGCTCCCCTAGGCGTTGTCCCCGCTGTCCTGAGTTATGCCAACCGTTGGCGACATCAGAACTTCATGGGGTTCCTGAGGAAGTACGATAATAAGAGGAATTATAAACGCGTGAAGGATGCCGACCGCGGATTCTATCACCATACGAGACTGAAAGCAGTGGCTATCAAGGAGGCCGCGAAGGCCCGAATCGTTACAGTAGGTGACGGTTACCTCTACTCATGTCTCCAGCCCTTGCAGGGCTCTATGATTTCTCATTGGAAGCAGCGACCAGAGTCTACTATGTTGCACTCTGATCTCACGCAGAAAGTCGCTCACATGTACAGACTAACCTCTGACGCCTCTGAATCACTTCTTCTCGATACTTCGTCTACCAAGACGGACTTCGATGGTTGTGACTATGAGGTGCTGAGTATGGCTGAACTGGAGCGCCGTGACCCACCTAGGTTTCGGTCAGGCGACTATTCTGCGGCGACAGATCTAGTTAAGCAGCACGCCACGTTCAAGGTGCTCGAGGGCCTACGCAAGACCCTTAGAATTCCTGACTGGCTAATGACGATGGCTGAGGAGTCGTTCGCACCTGGCGAGCTCGTGACCCTCAAGTTGATGACTCACGCTGAGCGTAAGGACATTGGAGGAGCCTGGAAGAACCGTGTTCGACATATCCGCGTCGACGGTCAACCGATGGGCCACCCTCTCTCTTTCCCCATACTCTGCGTGACGAATCTCGCTGTCTTGCGCTGTGCACTCAAGCGATGGGTTAACTCCGCGAATGACCCGTCCAATCCAAACGAGCGTCTGAGAAGGATACGGTGGGCACAGGTGATTAGAGAAACAGTGATTGTGAACGGGGATGATATCGCTTTCCGCGCTCCCCAGTCCTTCATGGCTGTCTTTGATCTCTGTGCCGCCGATGCTGGGTTTGAAATCTCTGTGGGAAAGGACTACACGTCCCCCTCGCACCTGATGATTAATTCTCAGCTCTTCGTCGTTCGTAAGCATATCGTCTCCAGGCTCGGGTACCTCAACCAGAACCTGTTTAATGGTAGCGTGAAGAAGACTGCCTCCGAG